GCCGACCCCCTTCCGCTGGTCGGGAGGTCGGCGCTGGTCGAGCAGGTAGGCTACTAGCTGGCGTCTTAATCGTTTGGGAGTGCGCGGTACAGGTCTGAGTAGCGGTCCATGAGCTGGATAACCGCCCCTCTTGGCACGCGGTAGATGGACTCCGCCACCGGGTCCAGCGGCTGGCCCGAGCGGTCGGTAAAGTTCCACTTCACGACGCAATTGGCCAGACCGCTGGCTATCCTATCCGCCTGGCCAGACTGTATGTCCGCGATATATCCCCATTCGGGGTCGGCTATCATCTCCGCGTACCAGCCGTCATAGCGGCCGGCCAGCCGTACCGTCACGGTCTCGGCTAGAGTACTGTTTGCCATTGTACCTCCTGCTTGCGGTTAGACACGCCGGGCTTGCCCGGCATATGGCTATAGCCCCACGTCAGACCCCATCCACCAGAGCATGACGACGACGAAGACGAGCCAGGCAATGGCTGACCATATCCAACCCGGCAGCCCCCGATAGGACCAGATCCGCCTAGTCCCCAGGGCGAGCGCCCCAAGCGTGACTACCGCGAAGAACAACGAGAGTAGTTGCATCCAAGCCACGGGGCAACCTCCACTATTGGGATGCCCCATTATATGTGTCGCTACGCCAGGGTCCCCACCGTGTTCACGACGACGATCTCGAAGAGCTTGCCGTAGGTCGCGTCGTATTCGCCGTGCAGCGTGAGTTTCACGATATCTGCGCCGTTCCTCTCGTCGAGCACGTCGAAGTCCACGATCTTATACGCACCATCGATCGTCAGCTTTTTATTCGTTCCGGTCTCAATCAGGCCGCCCACGGCCTCGATCCGGACCAACTGCGCCGTCTCGCTGGCATACTTGGTCCTCAGCGCAGCGACACCGGCGTTAAACTCGACCGTCATCTCCAGGGTCGGTTTCATCCTCTGCTCGCGGACAGCGGTGAAGTACAGGCTCCCCTGATGCGCGATCGTCGCAAAGTGCTCCGGCAGCCGCCACGTCCAGTCGAGCAGCGTCGCGGCCTTGGCCGTCGTGCCTATCGTCCCGCCAGCGTCATCCATGTACAGCGACGTCTTGCCAGCCAGCGCGCTCTCCACATTCCGATCCACCAGCGACGGCGTGAACGTGGTCGGCGTGATCTGCCGGCCGACGAGGTTTGCCGAGCACTTGAGCGCCTGGCCGACTCCACCGGATATCTCCAGCCCCGTGGCCAGCACGTACTCGACCTCATACGCCTGCGTGTCGTCGCCGAATTCCAGCGTAAACGTGTCCGGGCTGTTCGCAGACGTCAAGCTGGGACTAAACGTCCACGTTTTGGCGGTACCCAACCCGGAGGGAGTCACACCACCCTCCACCGCCATGGCCAGCAGGTAGAGGATGTCCTCGAACGTGGCATCGCCCGAGAGGGTAGCGCCCTCCCACCCGATGGCCTGCGTGTACGACCGGAACGCGCCGGCCAAGCTCCCGCGCTCCTCCTCCGGCTGCACGATCCTCCTGTCGCCAAGCGGCGCCTTCAGCGTCATCCCCATCAGTTTCGCCGTGGCCGCTACCGCCGTGCCCGGTGTCGTCTCCTTGCCTACCTGTATCCTACGAAACGCTGTCAGCCCCATCGTTCACCTCCGATCGCTTCCGGCCGTTCACGGCCTGCATATCCTCCACGTACTGCCCCGACGCCAGCAGATCCGACACATCCGCACCCATAGCCGCAACCTCAGCCTCATCCAGGTCCCGGGCCGGGACGCCAACGAGATAACCGGGACCTACGTACCTCAACCTAGGCATAGCCGAACCCCTCCTTGATCACGAGCGTCAGTATCCCCGTCGCCCCGACGTAGGTCGTCGCCTGGTCGTCACCGCCGAACCGCAGGGCGGTAACCCGAAACGGCCCCCTCCAGTAGCTGTACGCGACGGTCCCGCCGAGGGTAATATCCCCGCCAAGCGCATCGAGCACGTCCGCACGCAGGTCCCTCGCGCGCTGTTGCGCCTCCTCCAGCCGAGCCTCGCCGACATAGATCGAAACGTGCAGGTCCCACTCGATCTCTCGCCACTGCTCCCTGCGCGTCTCCACCAGGCCGCCATCAGGGCTTTCGGTGATAACAACGCAATCCGGCGTGATATTGCCCGGCATGCCGAGATAGACTGCCCGCAGCTGGAGCCCCGGGGCGGAGAGTAGCCTCTCCTGGAGAGCCGCCAACGCAGCCTTCTGCCGGTCTTTAAGCGCCATCTATCCGTTCCCCCATGCCCGCTCGATGTCAGCGGCGAGCTGCCGCACTCTCCTCCGCAGGTACGTCTGCACGAGCTTGCGAGCGCCGCTCCACCAGGCCTTCGTGGTACGCCCCTTGTACGGCCCGGATCGGTAGTGGTACCGGTCGCTCCCCTCCAGCGCGCCGCCGTACCTGAACCCATTGCGGGTCGGCATGTTCGGTATCTCGATGCTGGCCCACAGCGGCACCTCGCGAGAATCGATCCTCGTAACGATCGCCGCTTCGAGCGCCCCCGTCAGCTTGGGCACCCGCTTATGCATCAGCCGATCGCCGTAGTCGCGGGTATCCTCCAGCGCGCGCTTGAGAGCGCTGCCATACAGCGATCCTGGCTCCAGCCGTTTCACGACCTCCGGCATGCCCGCGAGCACGATACTGATGCTCATCCCGCCACCCACCGTTTCTTGGCGCCGAGTATGTTCTGGACGAACGGGTGCAGGCTCACCCGCGTGGCCGGGCTCGGGCTCCCGGGCTCGATACCGCCCTGGACGTTGCCCGCCGCGAACTGCAGCACGCACTGCGCCAGGCACGCCTCCTCCACGTCTGCCGGCGTCGTGCTGGCATAGCCGAACATCCCCTTCACCCGGATGGCACGAGGGTCCCCGGTCGGAAACGCATGCTGGCCGTTAGGAGTCACGCATATACGCCAGTACGGCTCACCCGCCGCCGGCGCGTTTGCGGGCTCAAGCTCGTAGTCACTAGCCGACCAGACAGTCTCATACACCCTGTCCCCATCCTCGTCGGTCGCTAGCTCGGCCACGGAGAGGATATCGTCAACGATAACGCTGCCAGGGTCGGTAGCGCCGTAGTACCGTGTCTCCTCCGCCGCCCAGAACCGGCGTCCGGTATACTCATCGATCTCGCGGCTAACGGCGGTAATAACGCGCTCCAACTCCGCATCATCCGCCGTGTCCGTGCCCGCGATCCCGAGCTTCGCCTTCAGCGTAGCGAGGCTGGTATAGCCGTTAGTGATTGCCATCCGAGCCCCCCGGGTCTGCGGTTGCCGGCGCGAGCTTCTTCAGCACGTCGCGGAGCACGCCCGGAACCGGGAGCCCCGCCGCAACCGCGTTCTCAATAACCGACAACAGCTCTGTCGCCGCGTAGAAACCCGCCACGGTCGCCTGCAGCGGGATATTGCCAACGGCCGGGGCCGCATACGTCTCCACAGCCGCCGCAGCAGCAACCACGAGTAGGACCAGCGCCTTCTTCGTCATGCCGCGCCAGCTGACGTCGCTGGATAGCTCGCGCTTCTGTATTGCGACCAGCACGCCCGTCGCTATGTCGATAACCATTAGCGTCAGGAGCAGCTGCACGAGCGGGATTAATCCTCCCCATATAGCAGCGGCGGCCGCAGCCGCCGCTTTGATTGCCAGTTCGAGTCTATCCATGGCTCACCTCATCTCCACAGCCGGCAGTCGCGCCCTCGGCCGGGCCAGCATCGCGGTCTCGGTCTGTCTCACGGCTCCCACCTCATACCTGGCAGCCTTCTCGCAGCGCACCCCATCCGGGCTCGCCGGGTCCGGCCACAGGATCACCCCATCCGGCCTTTTGTGGCCGCAGGCCACATTCATATCGCATTTGAGCATGTAGCCGTGCCGCAAGGCGTCCCTTGCCAGCGCCCAGTCGCAGTGCGCGCTATCCATCTGCTCAAAGTCAATCCTCTCCAGCACGTGCCGCCGGATCAGCGTGCAGCCCAGGCCTAGCCCCGTTACCCGGACCACCCGGCCCCACGATCTCCTCAGCTCCTCCGGATGCAGGCTGAGCGACTCGTCCGGCCAGCCGTCATTGACCACATACCTGTACGCGTTCAGCACCGGTCGGCTCGTCCGGAACGCATACAGTCCATACGCGATATCAGCATCAGCCAGGATCAGCCTAGCTATCGTATCGGACGGCGGGATGATGTCCTGCTCGATCGTGAGCAGGGCACCATACCCGCCGTCCAACGTTGCCTTGCGCGCCTTCCGGTAGTTGTACAGGATGTTCGCCCGACCGGCAGATCCGAACCGATCCGCATCAGTCTCGCTCTCCGTGCTCACTGGATTGTCGAACGAGAACATGACATCGAACCCGTCACCCCACCGGAGTCGGAGAATAGCCTCAACCGTCTCCGGCTCCGGCCCCCGATGTGTCGGGCAGAACACCAGTACCCGCATTACTACGCACTCGCCTGCTGCAGCACCCTGAACGCGCTAGAGAGCATCACGTGCCCGTCGAACCGCTTAAACGCCCGGAATCCCACCTGGCCATTCGCCGCATACAGCTCGTTCAGCCGCGCGATGGTCAGATCCTGCCGGTCGAAGATCCAGTAGTACGCGAAGTCGCCGAACAACACAGTCTTAGCACTAGCCGCGATCGTAGCCATGTTGTTGTTCGTGATAACCGGCCGCCCAAGCAGACGGTCCGGCTGGCCGGCGGCCAGTCCCGGCTGCCACAGGTACTGGTTCGTGCTATCCTTCAGCTTGCGCACCGCCATCATCACGGCGTCATTCATCATCCAGATCGCGTTCTGGCGATGCCGATAGTCCAGGCTGTGGTAGAGCTCGATCAGATCATCAGCCGTTATGGCCGACGCACTCGCTGCCGCCTTCCCCACCGTGGCACCCGTCACCACACCCTGCGGCTGGCCGGAGCCAGTACCCGTAGTAAAGGCCGCGTTCTCCGCCTTCGCAAACGCCTGCGCGAAGTCCGGCATCAAGATATTGCCCCACACGTCGAACATCGCATCAGCCAACAACTCGTCGCTGACCTTCGCGAGGCGCGTGAACTTGTATGCCGTGACGTCGATCTGGCCCACCGTCGGCTCGGCCTCGTCGTAGGCGCTCCCCTCCGTCGTCAGCACGGCCGCCGACGTGTTAGTCAGCGTCGGCACCTTCATGCTGAGCGCCGTCATCCGGATTACCCGCGCACCTGCCTGCCGCAGGATGCTCTGGTCCTGCAGGCCCTGCACGAGCTGGTCACTGTACTCCGTCGGCACAAGGTACCCACCCTGAGCAGGAGTACCCTCGTTCAACGCAGCCCTCAACTCGGCCGGCACGACGCCGGACCGCAGGTACGCCTCGAAGGCACGGATCTCGTCCCTAGGCTGGGTCACACGCTCCGCACCTACCCGCGCAGCAGCAACATCGCGCAGCGCCAACTCGCGCTCCCGGGACTCCTGCTTCTCGACGCGGGCGATCTCCTCCGCCAGGCGGTCGATCTCCTGATCGATGCGATCGTACTGGCCCCTCTCCTCCGCCGACAGCTCCCGCTTCTCAGCATCCGCCCTGTCCAGGATCTCCCGAGCCTGCTCTATCAGATTGGCCCGCTTCTCTCTCAGATCCCTGCTGTTCATTGCTCGCTCCTTTCCCGAACAAAAAACCCGCCTGCTCGGCGGGTCCACCCTTTTCTCTAGCGGGTTCGTCTACGCGGCCTTGGCCTTCAACTCCAGCCGGCGTCGCAGGATCTCCAGCGAGTGGCGGCCACCTGCCACCGGCTCGCCCTGCTGGCGTTTGTTCGAGTGCCGGCCGATTGCCGGCGGCTCGGGCGGGAGATAACGCCTCAGCGCATCTATCATGCTCCTAGCCCACGCCTCCGTTTGCGGGTAGGCCGGGAACGTGACCACACTGACATCGAACAGCCGGACCTCCAGCAGCTCCCGCTCATCAAGCGAGTCAGGAGCGTCCGTGAACGTCCAGCGGTCCTTGATCACCTGGAAGCCGAACGACATCTGGTTGATGTCGCCACGCCTCATCGAAACCATCAAGTCGCGGGCCCACTGCGTATCCGGCGGTAGTATCTCCACCCTCAGCCCATGATCGTCCTCCGCAAGGGAGAGCGTCCCCGCTTTTGTGCGGCCCAACACATAGTCCGGATTGTGGTTCACGAGCGCCCGGATATCCGACTCGGCGAGCGTCTTCCGGAACGCGCCCGGAAGCACCTTTTCGCGATACGCCATGAACCAATCGTCTAGCGGCAGGCTCCACTGCTCGAACACCGCCGCGTATCCGGTGATCCTCGGCGGCTCACCATCAGCAGATCGCACCTCCAACTCCGTGATCGGGATCGTGCGACTCTCCATCGCCCGCGGGTTCTGGCTCCGCAGCGGGGGCGGCTCCCTCCCTGCATCCCGTAGGTGCGCGGCCAGATGGCGCCACACGCCCTCCCGATCCGCATCGGGAATAGTCGTTCCTCCCCTGCCGCCGTTCAGCACACCGATCCCAGTCGTGCATGCAGTCGTCACGGCAGGGCCGATGTCACCGTTCGGACTCACGCGATGGTGGATGAACCGATACGCGCCCTTCGTCTCCGGGTTGGCGTCAGGGTCCTGCCACGCATATGCCTCCCGGTAGTACGACTCGCTCTCGCCGGTCCGAAGCCGTGCCTCGTTTCCAGGCCCGTCCCAAGGCTCATCCACGACATCAGTGTGATGGACGGCTATAGCGCTCCTAAACTCCACGTCAGCCGCCGCTATCATTAGGAATTCCTCCTTCCGTCGCCTGGTTCGGTAGTTGGCCAGCCGGCATCATGTTGCCCGGCATCCACAGATCGTCCCCGCCTGGCAGCGGGTTCAGGTTCTCGCGCTCGCGGATCTCGTTCGTCGTCATCCAGCCCGCATACCTAGCCGACTGGTACGCCTCATACCTGCTCTTGATATCGCCGCGCAGCAGGCCGTCGAGGAGAAACTCGGAGAAATGCGTCTGTCGGAACGCGTCGCTGAACAGCTGCTGATTAACCCGCTGCTCCAGCCTCACGCAGCGCGGCCGGATCGTGTCGGTCACGAACTCGATCGCCTGATGCTCGATGTTGGAGAACGTGGCACGGTCGAGGTTCTGAATCTTGTGAAGCGGCACGCGGAAGATCCGGGCGATCTCCTCGACCTGGAAGCGC